TTGTTCTCGAAATGATGGGATTTCCAACCGATTGGACGGAATTACCTTTTCTAAATGGCGAAACGAATCAATCAAAGCAGGAGGAAACGCAATAGTGCCGAAAGTAGTTTATCAAATATTTAAAGCAATAGAGCTATATGGAATCCAAAATCCAAGCCAGCATTAAGGCACGCTTTGAGCGGGCGGGGTGGATAGTAGTAAAGCTAATCCAAACCAACTGCAACGGCATCCCAGATCTCATGTGCCTAAAAAACGGCAAAACCATCTTTGTTGAGGTGAAGCAGCCGGGCAGGGAGCCAACGGAGCTGCAGAAATACCGACACGCGGAATTAATAAAACAGGGCTTCGCTGTACACGTAATGACATCGGAAAAGGATTTAATAATATGATTTTAGTCAGGTTATAACTTGACAAAACAAACAAAAAGTAAACCAATAACTTTACATTATGAAAGATTTAATCATTGTAAACCTCGCAGCAATTATTTGCATACTTTCTTCTGCAATTTATTTAGTTATTAAAGACCGTAGACAAAATGACAAAGACTGATTACATACATCATGTTAAAAATAATCAGTCAACGATTATTTACGAATATTATAAGCTAAAAAATAAACGCCCTCCGTTTTTATCTTATAATGAGTTCATGACATTTGCCTCAATGGGGGTGGATATGGACAAGGCTTTCGTAACCGCCCGCAATCACTTTGAGAATGAATTTAACATCATATATCTATTAAACAAAGAAAATCAAATAATAGCCATTTTATGACAACAGAACAAGCCGTAAAAATAATAAAAATTAATCTTGAGGTATTTATGGACTCCGTGCCGCAACCCTTACTCGATAAGATTGAATCCGTTATAAATAAGACGCGAACAATCATACAAAAGGAAATCATTTTAGAAAACCCATTACCTGAAAAACCCGACCTGCAAAGAGAATGGCTTAGGGTTTGTAAGATACATAATGTAGATCCTGTGACGTCAAAGCACGGCAGGCATTATGAAAAAATACGCGCAAAAGTGCATTTCATTCGCCACGTCCTTTTGAATTATAAATACATTACTTTAATGGAGCTTGCTCGCTTTCTTAAATGCGATCATACGTCAGTAATTGCGCTAAGGGATCGCAGTAAAGTTGAATGTATATACCCGCCTTTTTATCAAAGGAAAAAGGTTTTTATTAACGTTAAGGGTTTTCACGGATTATCTTCTGGAGCTTCCTCAGTGCGATGTTAATAGTGTTGTAAGCGTTTTTACGGGCTTTTATTTGATCTTCCTGTTCTTCGTCATAGTTATTGGTTCCGGCTTCCTCAGTTGTTGTAATGACCGTTAGGGCGCAATCTATCACCATCGTTAGATCGTATTCTGGAGCATCTATTTTTACAGGTTCTTCGCTCATAGAATTTTGCCTTTATGGATCCGGTAATTGCGGACGTGGAAATCTTTGCCATTTTCTGACAAGTCAACTATTGCCATCCCGTGCGCCCATTTGTTGATTGGTAGGTAAGCGGGGTTTAATTCACAAAGGCATCCGAGGCTCCACGTTGTAGTAATTTCCCCATTCATATTGCTTTCTGTGTGTTCTGAAACCGCGTGATTATGTCCCTGCATGGCGGTAACTTTGCCGCGCAAAAACAACCCCCTTGCAATGTTCACGGGACTGAAGATAGATTGACCGAACTCATGACCGTGTACTATATTCAAGTCATTAGCCTTCATTATGCGCTTATCGCTGATTAAATCAATGCTGCGTGCATCTAATCCCAAAAGATGTTTTAGCTCAAATTCGCGCACTCCAAGCAGCTCAGGCGCTACCCTCATTAAATAGTGCTCGTATCTCTCCTCATGGTTGCCTATCTTAAAACAAATCTTCGCTCCGAATTGGCTAAGGATATCCAAAAAATCCCTTGTTGCTTGTAGCTCATGTGCAACAGACCTTTTGCGGGGGTCTTTCATGAATCGGCTTAATCCGTAAAAATCTATCGTATCCCCATTCAATAATATCGCGTCCGGCTTTTCAGTTTGTATGAGATCAAGCCCGGCAGACAAAGCAGCAACAGAATGGAAAGGAATGTGTATATCACTTAGGACTGCTAATTTTTTAGCTTTAATAATAAACGGCTCATATTTCGTTTCATCTGATTCAGGAAGTTTCCAAGGGTTGCGCGGGCGTTCTTCACTCATAAATAGACTTTTGTCTTTTATTTCTTTTTTTAATTTATTGCCATTTTTCCCTTCATTATATCTTAACACAGTTCTTGCATCTTCAACAGATTTAAAAAGCTCAATGTTTTCTTTATAAAGGATCTTTGCAAGCGTTAGGGTTGGCATGTCCATGCCATATTTTAATCGGTATTCTCTTCCTGTATTTAATCTAACTGATTGCCGCATAATAAAGATTAGCTTCTTCCTCCCTACGCTTTACAAGTCCGGGAAGTACCTTACCTCCGCCACGCGTCCACCTCATAAATTCATCACGTATTGTAGGATCATTAGGATTAGCGTTTACCTTTTTGCAAAGTGTAGATTTACCAAAAGCAGCGCCACCTACATTAAAACAAAACGATACAAGCGCACCTAATTGATTTTCGTTAATGTTTGACTTTACAACGCGCTTCACTTCGTCAGAGAATAACTTTACTTGAAAATGAAGCAGCTTGTCTGCATGATCCATTGTAATCACATCACCGGGCTGGACTTTCGTGCCGTTCATATAAAAAGTTGCGCCGTATCCTATTGTGTTTAACCCAGCAGGGCAAACATACGCGCGAAGTTTTAACCCCTCATATTTTCTGATTATTGCAATGCCTCTGTGCATTATTTGAATAGATTACGTAATGAAAAAATAGTAAGCAAAATAATTATAAGCCAAAGCCAAATATTTCGCGTTTGTAGCTTATCATTTTTTCCTTTGATAATTTGTAATTCTGTCGCATTTTTCGTACTTATTTGCGTCAACTCAGCAACCTTTTTATCACAATCATTTTGCAGGACTTGCAACTTTGCGGTGTTTTCCTGCGTCTTAATAATGTATTTTATCTGAGGTTTATCGGGAATTTTCCGAATAACCTCTTTAATTCTATCAATTACAACCGTATCGCAGTTTGCAGATAGTAAACTATCAATGAGCAAAGCCATATTATCAATCTCAATTTCGTACTGATGCAATAAAGCTGAATCCGTGACGGTAACCGTCTCAATGGTTTCCTTTATAGGATATCTTTCGGCACACTCCTTAGCCGCCGCCGTAGGTAGTTTGTCCATGATTTTATGGAGCTTCTTAGGGTTGGCGCATGATACCAAAAGGTATAATACCGATAAGTATAAATATTTGCTCATATTAAAAGAATGAAAGTACAAAAGCCAACGCCCCGCCCGCAATGGTATAAACAGCGTCACGGTAGTCGAATTTGCCGTAGTCCATTAAATCCTTAACTTCCTTACCTAATGCAGCGGCAATGGTAAAGCCTGCAACCCATAAAGGACAATAAGGAGCCTCAACCGCTTTGAATAGGATAAGCGTAAAAAAGCTAACTGTTACCCCCGCCCAAAAGTGCATCTCTTTATCCTTCTCCATTTGTGTTGGTTTTATCTTGTTTCATTGATCCAAAATAAAATCCCACCACATTTGCGAGCGCCCCACCAAAAACAAACCCGCCAATCGTTAATACAAGATCATGGTTTTGCTCAGGTATTGCCTTTGATTGCAAAAGGTATAAAAGAATAAAGCAGCCGAAAACTATAATAATAGCAAGGCTGTTGCGGATGTCAGACTTTGTCAGTCTTTTTAACCATTCTGGCATAGATGTAATTTTTAAATGATACAATGTTTTTATACGCTCCGGGTGCGCTTTTAATACCTGCAAGGATGTTATATCCTATTGCGACATAGATAAGCAAATCCTGCTTTGTAACAAAAGCGATAAGGCCAACAACCCATGCACTAATAAATTCAATTTTTGCGCTCATATTCAACGGCTTTTTTCACGTGATCTTTTTCAATAATATCCAATAATTTACAAACCTTCTTACCTAAATACGTCAAAGTTTTCGTTTCGGCATTTCTTCCCAAGGCGTAACTGATCGTCTTATCCATATCCCCAAATTTATAACCCTTCTTTTTTATCAAAGTCAGGTTAAATAATTCAGCACAAACCAAATTGCCATGTTGGTCGATTGACTTTGCTATGTGAAATAAATAAAGGTCTATTGACCTAAATAATGTCACAATTATTTGAAAAATAAAGCCAATCGGCATTAACACCACCGATATTAAAAGAGCTACAATCAAAAGGATAAACCCTCTCATAATTCTTCAATTTCAGGGAACCAGCCTGCATCTTTCATTTTTTCATAAGTAAATACCGTTGTTCCCTGTGGTATTATATATTGAAACGGAAAACTTTGCTGTGATTCGATAAACGCTGCCAGTCCATCCCTTTCCGCTTGCGATAACTCAGGAAACAAAGCAATAAGATTAGTAAGATTGTTTTCAGGATGCACAATGATATTGTAATTTAAATCAACCTCCAAAGCCGTATTTACTATTTCTGTATATGACGAATCTTGAGTAGGATGCTTCACCCATCCAAAAAGATAGGTCGTTACATCATTCGGGTTACGTATTGCAGGGGGTCTGCTAATTGCCCATAGTTCGTAACTGATAGCCTCCGCCCTCTGTTCGCTTGTTAATCCCGCTTGTGGCAAAACCTTAATATAATTTTGTGCGCTCATGGATAATGAGAAAATAATAATTAATAAAGTAAGTATGTATTTAATAGATGCCATAATATGAATTAATATCAGTTTTTATATCCGCATCATTTATTGTAGTTCCATAAATCAAAACCTCGCTAATTCTGCCACCCCAAAATGTATTTGAATCACCTGTTGTGCAAGTTTCATTTCCACAAGAACTACCTATTGCAATGTTAGCAGTACCCTGAAACATATTTCCTGACAAATTATTAGAAACATAAGCGTTATTATTTAATCCTGCCTTTACGGTTGAATTGTCAAATAATAAAATCCCTAAATTAATTCCTGTTGAGCTTATCGCATTAGGATTTGTGCTTGATGTTTGTGATGATGCTCCTATACTTGCATTGGTTTCAATATAATTATTAGCTTGTGTTCTTATAAAAAATTCAAGCGATGTATTTGCTGTTCTTCCTTTTCTTAATATAGTTCTTCCTAATGAAGTACCAGTCTGTCTCGCAAAGACAACAAATGCAGCTACTTTTGTATTATTAAAAGAGCTTACATACATATTATCATTTGAACCATCAAAAAACAAAGTTACCTTACCGCTTAATCTTTCAACAGTTCCTGCATTAACAATACGTGGCTGATTGGCTGCCGTTGTTTGCGTTGCATTATTTCCGCCGTTTTGATTGTACCATGTAGTTACGAACCCACTATTTGCACCTACAAAAGTTTTAAGTGAAGCCGTATCTAATTCAGTACCTACCCATCCAATATCTTGCTCCGTATTATCATTCGACCGCCTTACCCTTATTGCGCTTCCACTATATCCTGATACCACTTTACGAATACTGAATGACGCATTTATACCTGTTTCAGTACTTAAAGGAATATAATTAGGATGCGCCTTTATAATCATTTGCGCATCCGCACCTAAACTCAAAAAAAGTAATATTACAAAAGTAAATCTCATATTCTCTTTTTATACCCTAATAAGGTCAAAGTAAAATAAGTGGGCTTTGTTGCCACCGCTGATGTCCTAACAAACACCCATACATTTGGCGGTATCTTATTATTGGTGAATGATGTTACATTTGTCGCACCTATCGTTCCAGTTACCGATGTGCCGCCACTCACCAAAATAGTAGCACCTGCGGTAATATTTAAACTATCGTTCCAATATACTTCTGTTGTAATATTTGGCGAAGTACCCAACACCCCTGCTCTCATTTGTGTAATTATCAAAGTATCGCTGCCTGCATTGTAAAAGCTACCATAAAGAGCCGATGTGCTAAATGCCGCTGTATCCCCTGCCGCACCGCTACCCGCACCAAAGACCGCAATAGGAACCGTATCAAATTGCAGAATGCTTTCAACGGTCTTATTCTCCCAATACCCCAGTGAAGAATTGTATCTTATAATTTCATTATTTGCAAGGCTTGTAATCCTAACGTCATGAAGCTCATCTAATTCTACTCCGTTTTGTGGCTTTACATAAATCAAACCATTACCAGCGTTTGCCCTTTCTACAACGCCCACAAAAACACTGTGTTTTGGTGCTTGGGGCTTATTCTTTGTAAACCCACCTGCAACACTATCTAACCATAGAATATCCCCCGGACTATATGCACTTAAATTAATCCCGCTAACCTGCCCCTGTGTTGTTATCCATCCCGCTTGCCCCGCTGCAATATCCGCCCTTACAATACCCAAAGTCTTTGAGCTGAATGTGTCGCTTGTATTTTTTGCAAGTTTTACCGATGCCCTGTCGCCCTGCGCTCCGAAAATATACACCACCTGACCTTTGGTAATTGTAACCGCTTCGGCATTTGTTACGTAGGCTTTGACTACGGTGGCGGTGTCGGTGTTAGGCCAGTTAGTTTTGTATTTTAATCTTTTTGTGCTTTCATCATAAACCACAGCCTTATGGGTTAACGTATCCGTTGTTGTTGCAAGTGTGTCGATATTAATTATCCCCTGATATGGTCTAATCGAAATACTATCATTGTTTAATTCTATTTGAGAATTATAAGTACCATTACCAAAACCAATTAAAGAACTAAACTGACCAATATTTAAATGAGGATAATTATCAAAACCTTGCCCTACAGTAAATTGACGAATACTGTCAAATGTTAAAACCTTATTAACTCCGAAATTCAAAGCAGTGTTTACTTCTGTCATCGTACCGCCTAACTTTACATTATCGCCTATTTTAGTTAACCCATTCGAGAATGTAAGATTAGATCCGCCCACCTTATACCACTGGCTACCAGTCCAAACATAAACTGAACTATCTGCCAAAGCATAGCGAATGCCGCCCGTATCGCGCCCGGTTGTGGCTGTTACCTTCGGGATATTTAAATTCGTATTGAACTTACCCCCACTCCACTGATACCAGTTGTTGAATATCGTGTAAAGCTTCCCATCAACGGTTTGCCCTTTGCCTGCAAATGATGCGCAAAGTAGTAAAGCACTAAATATAAATCTGTATGTTTTCCCCTTCATTAACGCCTCCATGTATTGTTATTGTTTTAGTTCCTGAATTAAATGAAATGTACCTTCTGTCGCTTCTTACTTGATATGTCAAAATTAACCCATCTATAAATACCAAAGGCGGCACAACAAGGCTATTATTTGTAAAGGTAGTATCGTCTTGCTCCATCGGCTCCCCGGCACCAACTATGAAATCAATTATCTTACTCATTCGACTTGGGTTTATAAATATCGTATCATTTTCAGGTAGCTCATAATTACTCGGTAAGTCGCAAACATCATAAAGGAATGGCACCTCCAGATCAATGCTGAAAGTAACCCCCGCCACAA